TGTTTAATCCAGCTCAAGTCAGATTTAATTGCAATTAATGATTCCGCAACGGTTCTTAACTCTGTTTGTTGTGCCGCCGCTTGAGCTTTAATGGCCGACATGTCGCCGTCTAGCCGCTGCACCGTAATCCACATCTTCCCCATTCCAACCGCCGCCCCCATAGCTGCCGCTCCCGTACACGTAGTCACAAGTCCCACCATATTGATGTCAATCGGGATGATGTACGCAAACGGACTCATAAATTTATCCTACCCCGATTGCGTGTTACGAATCCCCGTTAACCGTCGTATGCCCAATCCCAATGAACACATACGCGATGTACTTCTCGTCCGGCGTAAACTCCACCGTGGTTTTGGCTCGTTCACCGATGCCACTGTACCGGGTCGCCGGTGTGAACGCTTTCTTCGCTAGGTCTACACTGATCGTACATCCAGCTTTGAGCGACAGGTGTTCGGCGAGCTTGACGTACGACTGCTCAACAAACCGGGTTAGGTCGCGGTCCTTGAGGGTGCCGGGGGTGGAGTAGATTTTCATGCACTTACCGCCTCACTTACCGCCTCACTTACCCCATCATCCATTAACCACTCCATAGCGCGGGCAAAGTTGTGAGGGGTGAATGTCACATCCACACTCGGGCCGTCATCGTCCATGATACACATAGACGGGGTGGCATTGTTGTGCAGAATGAACACGTCCTTATCGTTCCTGCTCCATTTTGTTTCAAGTTGCTGAAACCGGGCGCAATAATAAACGGAATGCTTAACCCCGCGACTTTCGTAGTCCTGAGTCTTGAAATTCTTCCCGCTATACCGGTCTAAAACCGTTTCCTTACGCGGCTCCGCAATAGCTAACGCGGCAACCTCGGCCACTCTCGTAAGGTCGGTAATGGCCTCTCGCACGGCGTCTAGGTCCTGCCGTAGCATCGTTCGCATCTTGTCGAGCGAAACTACCTGCGGGTCGGGTTTGGGCCAACGGTCAAATTTTGGAATGCTCACACTCATATCTCTTTCGTGTTCTCGTTCAACTGATCTTCGCACCATGCCATGGCTTCTTGTTCCGTGTTGAAGTATCCGTGGATGTCGCTATGTAGCACGAGGCCGTAAAACTTACCGGGCTTAGTGCCAGACGGGATATACGACGCAACCGGCTTCAGGTTGCGGCACAACCAAGCTCCACCGCCGGGGCCATATAGGTTCCATTGTTCGTTCATACTCTCTCCTACCTCTCTCCTAACCACCCCCACCCGCGCAGGGCCGGGAAGGGGGCGTGTCTGCCAGGACGAGGTTAGTTTACCGAAATTGCCGCGTTACCCACGTATTCACCCGATCTGCGAACCACTTTAAAGCGTAACCCGCAAAAAGGAACATAAGGGCATACAATAACGCCTCTGGCCTCCCGGTGACCACGAACGGGCCGAAACACAGGGCAGCCATTACCAGCGCCGCAATAGCCGTGATGATAGCCAATAACGCCACACCTGCGGCCATGTACGGGGCTTTAGCTTCGAGCCATGCGCGGAACTTGTTCATCTCTTCTTCCTATCCTCCCTCAATCGCTCGCACAAAACGCGCCACTGCCACGCGTCGTTACGGGCGTAGAGATACATCACCCACCCAACTACGGTTAACGCGCCTAAGGTGAGGGTCATGCTTGCGCTCCTGGTTGCTCTCCTGCTCGCGCTACCTCGGAGGCATCGTCAGGAACGGGGGTAAACCTTTTTAGGAAGTTTTCCTTAAGCAATGTATTTTCTGCTCCAGTTATCGGCCATCGGTACGAAACAAACATCTCGCCAACACACGTCACGATCGCCTCATGATAGCCATTGGTCCACACGCTACCCACCTTAATGACCGGCGCGAAGGATTCCTTGCGGGAAACGAAGTCGTAGCACTCCAAGAACTTACCTAGTGTAAGGGCACAATCTTGACCGTCAACCGACCGCGTGTACCACACCATATTGTCGATGGGGTCCGTGTCGTCGTGTTCGTCCTGAGTTCGCCCATCGCGCGTAACGGTAACCAGGGTTCCGCTCTGCTTGCCGCGCCACGTATCCCCAACCTCCACCGTCTCGGGTTCGGGCACTGGTTGCGGGTCGGGTTCGGCCTCCCCCTTCCCCCGCATCCGATCTATTAACGCGATGTAACCGATAGCGTCAGTCTCGTTGTCCTTGTGGTCAGGCTTGTGTTTGGCTCTCGATGCCTTGTGCAGCACCATCATCCAGCACACGTCACCAGCGGTCACGGGAGCGCCGAGGTAAGCACTCCATAGCTTGGCAATGCGACGGATGTTAATGCCGGGGTCGCCGTGGGTTTCCTCGCGGTCGTTCTCGATGATGTTCTGAGCTTCTTGGAAAGGGGTCATTGTCCGTCCCCTTCCCTATCTGCTTCATACCACTCGGGCGGGTCGCAGGGAGTGAATTCCTGAATAAACTGCTCCATTGGCCGTGTTACCTTAACGTTGCTTAAACACTTCCGGTTTCGACATGTTCGCGTTATTGATTTAACTTGCGTGTATTCCCCATCCGAGGAAACCCACCAGCTACCAACCGCGATCTCCGGGTCGCTGCCCGTATTCGCCTCCTTTAGGTGAGCGATCTGGGCGCGGAGGGTTTCGATGACGGCGTTAGCGTGGACCAGCCCTTTGGTTTGCAGTTCTTGGCCGATCTCGCGCGCGTACTGCTCCAACTCCAGAAACGCAAATTGCTGAGCGCTTGACAGCGTTGCGGCGAACAACTCCCGCAGTGTTCCTGCGGTTATTGCAATGTGTTCTTTACTCATGCTTTTTGCTCTCCCTTCTTCTCCCTCGGACTCCACCGCGCCAGGTGATGCGGCAAAACCCAACGGCCTGCAACCTGACGCCAACCGGGACCGGCTGACGACTGGTTGCGGGCGATGTACGCAGATAGTGTAGCTCGAGATATGCCGCGCAGTCGAGCTACCTCGGTGATGGTTAGGTAGGTCAGCTAGGCCACCGTCTCCGCGTCCTTCTTGCCGCGCTCTGCCTCAACCGCCGCCCATCGCTTGCGCAGCATACAAGTTGCTTCGGTCATTGCCTCAATCAACGTAACCGCCGAACCTTCTACCCATTTGTCTTCACCGCCCGTAACCGGCGGTACTTTGAACTTCCATTGCAGGAAATCGCCCCAAATCTTGACGACCGATGTGCCATGCGCCGTGTCCGGCCCGAACCACGCATTGTCTTTGGTGTTGTACCTCCATAGCGAATCGTCAGGCATTCGAACCCGGCCGATGGCGACAGCCTCAACAAGTTTGTCTTTTTGCGCCAATTGTGATTTTAGGTCTTCAATAGTTTCCATAACCTTTACAGTAAACCTCCCATCTTCAGCCGCAGTAGGTTAGCTCTGCGGGACCCTTCGCAGGGTTTCGGGTTATCGACTTGCTTTATCCTTCCTCGCCCGTTTGAGTTCCAACGTGCGCAGCTTGGCGTGTGTGCGCCGGGTGCGTCGTGGGGTCACGCTTGCGCTCCTGCGGATGCCCCTTCGGGCACGGTTAAACCAAAATCATCGGCGGCGTCTTGTAAGCGCCGCCGCCATGATTGAGGCGCTACGGCGTCGTGGACATCCTGAAGCCTTTTTAGCTCATCCCGAAACACTTCCAGCGACGCAGGCAACACGACGCGTTTGTTGTTTAGACCTTTCCCTTCAATGGCCTGGTCGTACATTTCTTCCGGGATCAACGCGCCAATAAAACACGCTTCGCCCTTCTCGTTGCGGTAGCGGCGTCGCTCGTTCTCGCTAACACACCGCGTTAGGTCTTTGGCCCGCTCCCAAATGATGTCAAAGCATTCTTGGAGTGTCGTTGGGACGGTCTTGGCAATGTAGGGTTTCAAGGTCATCATCGCGTGGCCTTCTTAAGCGCATTGATAACTCGTGCCGCCGCGTCGCAGAAAGGCCACGCGTCTCGACAAAACCCGTCACGACCAAGATAGCTAGTGGCGCGAGATTCGATTTCTGCGACCTGATCAGAGTTCAGCGGGCCAACCCAAACTTTTCCTTTAAATTCGCCTTTAGGAACTTGCGTTTCGTCGGACGGCCAAACTTCAAGGTGGTCCTGCATCCAGAGCGCGGACAACCGATAGAATTGAGTGTTGTTCATTGTTTCCCCTTGCCCTTCTATGGGCCGAGGGCCGAAGCCCTCCGCACGATTTTCACGCCTAGGTTAAAAATGGATTCTAGTTTGGCGATGAGCGACACTCATAGGGGAATCATTAGAGTCGCTAGAGCGAACCGCCATGCGAAGGTAAATGACGTGGCCTCCGCCGCCTTTTCGGAACCGATCTCCTCCGTCCTCAATCACGCTCCATGAGCAATCTAGGCGAATTGCATCGTTGCGCTCAACCTCAATCAAATCGGAAACGCGGCTAAGTACGGCAGTGCAAAATTCTTCAGATCCAGTAATTCGAATCACGTCCTCACCAAAACGAGAGCCTGATTCTTTTTGAATAGGCCGCATAACGTTGGCGATCGGCATAGGTTTCTTTTTGGCCAATTTGGCCATGAGCGCACATAGCGCGATTTTGCCAACCGTGCGAGATTTTTGGTTGTGTTCCTTTGTGTTCATCTTCTCTCCATCCCTCTCTTGAGGACACCAATATAATACAACGTCCCGCTGTAATCCGCAAGCCTTTTCGAGAGTTTTTTCGAAGAATCTTTTTTCGAAGATTTTCAGCCTAAACCCTTGCGTTTTGGTATTCTCCGTGATACTATGTTCGTGTAGCCCGATGAGACGGGCGGAGAGAGAAAACATGAAACAATTCATTATTGAAGACCTGATCGGCGACACGGGTTCCGCGTCTATCATTTGCCGCGCTTTGCGACTCAACCAATACGCGCAAGACTTGATGAAATGCATCATTGCTGAATTTGGCGAGACCCAATCGATTCCCGATAATTTCGGCACTACGGACCGACCGGCATCGGCCGGCGAATGGATCACGATCCTTGGTGAGCATGTTGAAGGTGAATGTTTTGGAGTTTATTCGTGGCACGACGGCGTGGAATCCGACAGTGAATTGATTGAATGGGACGGAATTCAAAAGGCGCTTGAGGCTATTGAAACCGGAGACGCCAACCTCGCCAACTAAGCCCCACCACGGGGCCAAGACCAACAAGAGAGAAGAGACATGAAATTTTCAGTCAAGCACCCTTCAAACAAAAGAGGCATCGTCATCGAATCGCCAGGGCCATGCACGGTCTTCCAAGTTTCAGAGTCGGACTTAATGCGACTTGGCTCCGAATGCGTCCGCGATCTGGCAACGGGTGTCACGGCAACGACAACACAAAAGATTAGGGGACGGTGGCACAAGGTTGAAGGAACCATCATCGCCGCGATTGGCACCGGTCACGGCATCGGTGTTGTGTTCCATGCCTACAAAACCCCCGCCCAGGTTGCTGCATTCCGGTCCCGACCGATTTGACCTGAAGACCCGCGATTCGTTAAAGCATAGAACCACGACCAACGAGAGAGAACAGACATGAAATTCTACACACTTCGCCACCTGCAAAACATGCAAACGTTCCAGTCAATCCACTGCGACTCCCGCAACCCGTTTGCGCACATCGCGCAGTATGCCGCCGAAGACCTCGCCGAGTGTTCGGCGCTTTCTGGACTCACTTACACGGCCAGATATTGGCTTACTGGCGACCGACCGCGCATGATTGAACAACTGTCGCACGTTTCCTACGTGATTGACGGGTCTGTAATGAAAACCTACACCGCGCTTGTCGCATCCCTAGTGGCATCGGAGCTACCCGCGCCATGCAACCCGGACTACGCGTTTGACAGCATCCGCGCGTTGCTAGGGATCAAGCTTGAGGTAGCTCAGGCGTGACCCACAACAGCTACATTACCCTCGCCGAAGCCTCCGCCCTGGTAGGCTCTTCGCGAATCAGTCTCGCCCGTGCCGCCCGACGCGGCACCCTACGCGCCACTCAGCTCGGCTACCAATGGTTCACGACAAAAGACGCCGTTGAATCTTGGGCAGCTAACAAGAACCGAAAGAACACGACCGAACAAGAGAAAACACAATGACTAAACCAACCCTTACCCTTACCCGCGAGCAGGCCCTCGCCATCATCCATCAAGCCATTGGCCCCGAGTTGGTGCCCGTGCTGGACTTCTTGACGTCGTGCGCGATCGCCGACGCACACCGGGACGCGTGCCGCGCACACAACGACAAGGTGCAGCGTGTTCCCGTGGTGGGAGAGTTGTGGCGAAGGAAGACTACGGGGGAGGTGGTGACCGTGAACCGTGTCACGCATGTTGATGTCCAGTGTGGCTACCGGGATGGTCTCAACGTGTACCACGACATGGGACCTTTTACCGCATGCTTTGAACCCGTGTACGACGCGACCGATGCGGAGACCGATACAGCCGAGGAGGTTGGGGTCAAGGTTGGGCAGGTTTGGGTAAGCAAGGGTGTTGGTAATGCGGCAACCATCGTTAAACTTGATGGTGAATTTGTTGAATACAGATACCACCTTTCAACTGAAACCAGCCGTTTGTCGCTAGACGTGTTTACCGCCAACTTCTTCCTTCCCAACGCCTAACCACTAGCCCAACCCGCCCGGACCCGTAAAAAGGTTCGGGCGTTTTTGTGTGTCCTAGTCCGGTATGTTCCCGCGCTCGATGTCTTGTTGTCTCTCTTGAGCGATGCGGTTTTGCGCCCACATACGGGCACGGTAGAGCCGGGTTTTAGCGTTTGCCTCTGTGCATCCGGTAAGCTCTGCGGCCTCTTTTGCTGACAGTTCGTGTAACTCATACCACAACGCATCATAATAAGTTTTAGGCATATCGTCTAACCATTGCGGAAACATCTCTTCTAGTGGTTCCTTGCTTCCTTGAAACCATAAATTCTCTATGTCCTTTATCGCGTCGTAGCTGGATTCCTTGGAGTAGTGATGCTTTCTCACTAGGTCGATATGCGTATTACACGCCGTGCGCAGCGCCCAGCTTCGGAACGATCCGTTGCGCAGATGGTTTCGAGCTTTCCAGCACTTAACTTTGGTTTCTTGCACCAGGTCGTCTATGTCGGCTTCGGGTGCGCGGTTCTTCAACAACGTTAAGAATACGTTCTTTTCAACGGTTGCCCATTCGCGCAGGAACTGTTCGTCGGTCACTTGTTACACCCGAGTTTGTAACATCTGTCACCCATCCGTTTGTAACAACCGTTACATTTCTTGCCCGCTACGTCGTTACATTTCCCGCCCTGAATACCCATCAATACACTTTCTACCATATTTCTATAAGCCACCATATTTAATCGTGTCCCCTTTGAATCCCTCATTCTCCCGTCACTGTTACCGCCACCTAAAACTAGACTTGCCGTTTCCGGCCACTACACGGGGCCTCTCACGCGTTCCACCGTCGTTTGCGTGTTCTGTTAGGGGTAGCCGTCCAGACCCGCCTTAAAACCGATTCTACGCGGTTTCAGTAAATCCTTAACCGGCGATTGTCCCACTTCATCGGGATAACTCCCTTTTGTGGGCCAAATCGTGACAGCCAGACCGTGATATCGCATTCGTTGGTCTCATCGTCATGTTGAACCCAAAGCATCCAGCCGCATTTTGCCATCCATGCCCGAGACCACCGCGTAACCGGGTTCCCGTCCTTCACGCCGGATAGCTGCGAACCGACAATGATAGCAATTCCGAGGGTTTCCGCAAGTCGGGTCACGATCTCGCTGGTAATGGCGTTTTGGCGTACCTCGTTGCCCTGCGTGTTCTGCGAAGTTTGGATTTCTTGAGCGTAGTCGAGGAAGAACGCGGCAAAGGGTTTCTTCTTGTGTTCCGCCTTGAGCCATGCCGCGAAAGTCTCAACACATGAGCCGTCTTCCTGCGCACCGGCCCGGTATACCCCCGAGTTCCACATTTCCACGTCGCGGATGTCGTCATCGTATTGGTTTGCTAGCACTGGGTCCGACGGGCGGTACGGGTAGCCGGTCATGGCTTGGTTTATGCGGTTTCGAAGCTGCTGGGCGTTGAGGTCCGCGAAGGTTGCGTAACCTACCCGCTCCGTCAGTGTTTGGCTTAGCGCAATAAACGAACTTAACATAAAAGTTGTTTTGCCGCCCTTTTCGAGTGCCGCAATAACCGTGACTTGCCCCTTTGGGTACCCCTTGGTGGTCATAAGCGAATCCAGGATTGAGAATCCCGTGGTTACTCCTAGGTCGCTTCCCGGCTTGGTTACAATGTCCTTAACCTGAATCCACGCGTTTGCGCTCGGTCGAGGTAGCTGTGTTAGCACCGAAGCCCGTTCGCGTACCGCCGTTGGCCCAAGTGCCGGATTCATGCAGTCACGGGCTATCGCCTTGCACTCTTCGAGAATCTTTCGACGGTACCAACAACCTAGCACGACCTTGGCGTAGCCGTCCACGTTCGCGGGGGCAGGGCAGTAATCCGCAAGTTCAATCAAGTAGGGGGTACCGCCAACTTCGGCAAGCTTTGGGCCTAGCGCGTTCTTGAGTAGCGGAATGTCTGCCCCGCCGTCACCTGCGCTTTCGGCCATTGCCGCGAAAATGACTTGGTGTGCCGGTCTCCAAAAGTGAAACGGCTCTAAGGTTTCCAGTGCATCTTCCCATGCTCCACGGCTAAGCATCATGGCTCCGAGTACGCACATCTCGGATTCAATCGACTTCAATGGGTCCGCTAGCTTTCTTTCCGGCTCTTGGCCTTCGTCTTCGTATTCCAATTCTGCATCAAACATCGTTATTCCTCGCCCATCATTCGAGCTATGTCCTCGGCTGTCCATACCGGCGCGTTACCTGCGGCCTTGGTCGGTGTGTGTGTAACTTGCGAATAATCCGCCGCCCACCTTGCCTGGTTAACCCATGTCGTAACATGCGCCGTGAATTGTGGCTCCGGGTTGGTCTTGGCGTATGCCTTGGCTCCAGCTAGAACTTCCTTCGGGTCTGGTGGTGACTTCCCCGAGAACGCCCGTTTCAGTTTGTCCGAGGCTTGCTTCCAGTTGTTGCCCGGTCGTTTGGGGTACGCGGCCTTGAATTGCTCAAACCACGGGCCAAACCACGCCAGGTTTTGTTTTGGCCCAATGTCAATGTCAATGTTAATGTCAGCGACCGGCACGGGAGCGGCCTGCGAATTTTGCGACGAAATATATATCTCTGGCTCTGGCTCTGGCTCTGGCTCTGGCTCTGGCTCTGGCTCTGGCTCTGGCTCTGGCTCTGGCAGTCCGTTTTTCTCAAACTTTCGCTGATGTCCTCCGTTAATCTCTGAGTTTCCCGGCGGTTGTCCGATAGCGTCTGTCGTTTTCGGTTTGTATCGCTTGGATACTGCGCCGTCGCAAAATGTGCCGTTCCCGATCCTCGCAATGCGTTGGTGAACCATGTCATCCGCGTGTTCGGACCACCCGTGAACAACGATACGATAGTCCTCATCAATGTCAAGCCACCCTGACGAACAAAGAGCGGATATCAAAGCATCAGCGTCAATCGTGCAGAACATCTCGTCGGCTATGTCTTGGTTTGACAATGCGCCAATATTGCCCCTCGGACATTGTTCTGAGGTCACTTGCCAGAGGCTTTCAAGGATTCCGACCGCGTATGTTTGGTCAATTCCGAGAGCGACCGCCAGCCGACGAGTCTTTCTATGTGTAATAATTCCGCGTTTCGCCATTACCGATTCACCTTACTAAATAACTTGGATAACATGGCCGACGCTTCACCTTTGGTCATTCTCTCAATTAACTTGGGGTCCACATTCTTTTTAATTAACCATTCAATTTGAGAGTCGCTGGGGCGGTCTTTTCGCCATTTTGCTTGCGTGGACACGATGTTTTTTACCCCTGGGAATACCTCAGAAATAAGCGATTCGGCCCCCGTAAACGCCTCATCCATACTGTCCCACGTAAACGTATCGGACCATTCGGCCCCATCAAATATGTGCAATTCCCACTCACCGATAGGGTTACACGCCAATTCCGCGTTGCGTTTTTTGCCTAAATTATTGGTGCCGCACGATAATTCGTACACGCCGTCGCCGGTTTTTAGCCATTGAAACCGCGAAATACTCGCTATTTCTTCGGGTACGCCTAGCTCCGATAGCAAATTAACCTCTCGGAGTGCAGCGCGTAGACCTGTAAATTTCACCGGACGGCCCCACAATGACGATTGTTCCGACTCACTCAGCAATTCGTATTCGTCTATAGCCTCTGAAATTGTATGGCCCTGTAGGTCTAGTTTGGGCGGCAAACCCGCGATACCCGCAACGGACGGACGCTCCGGCCCGTTTTTTGGTGCGGCACCTAGCGAATGTTGACCCGTAACGCCAACGACGTCAATGACGATGCAGTCCTGTTTGCCGGGATGAAGTCTCAGCCCTCGGCCCACCATTTGCGTGTATAGCGCCCAACTCTGCGTAGGTCGCAACATCAAAATACACGATGTTTGCGGATCATCAAACCCTTCGGTGGCAATATCCATGTTTGTTAAAACTTGGAACTTTCCTTCCCTGAAATCGCGCATTACCCGTTCCCGTTCGAGCTTTTTCATGCTTCCATTCACGGTGCCCGCAGATACTCCGTGTGCCTTAAACACATCGGCTAGGTCGCGAGCGTGTTCGATGCCAGAACAAAACGCGATAGTTCTTCGCCCTTCCGCAACATCGCGCCACGACTTAAACGCTAGCTCGTTTTCCTCGGTCGTGTTCATCGCTTCCTGTAGCTGGTGTTGGTTGTAGTCCCCGGCGGTGGTCTTGACTTGCGATAGGTCCGCGTGTCCCTGAACCGTGTACGCGCAAATTCCGCAGAGCCATTTATCTCGAACCGCATCGCGTAGCGTGTACCGAAACGAACACTCTTCGTAAATGGCCCGTTCACTGCCCTCTAGTGGCTTATTGTCCATGCGGTGAGGGGTAGCCGTAACTCCAAGGTGGAATAGCGGCACTCGTGGGTTAAATGCCCCGTATCGCCGGTACGCGATCATGTAGCTATTGGCGCACGAATGGTGGCACTCGTCGGTGATAATCAGCGTCGGGTTAAACCGCGTCAACCGGTTACAGTTCTCTCGCCCGATAGACTGAATGCCCGCAACAATTACATCGTCGTCGTCTTTGGCCCGAGAATCGCCAGACTCTATGCCGACTTTCAACGACGGGTTTTGTAACGCGATACGCGCGGCACCTTGCTCCAGCAACTCCATTCGATGCGCAATTACTAGCGCCTTGAACTTTGGTTCACTGGACCATTTGTTAATCAACGACGCGAATAACGTAGTTTTGCCGCAACCGGTCGGCATAACGATCATTGAGTTTCGAACGCCGCGTTCTCGTGCCGATTCAATGGCAGCTAGGCAGTCGGCTTGATACGGTCGAAGCGATACTCCCGGCAACGTTGCGGGTCCGTCAAATAGCGACATAGGACCGCCATCCCGCCCGTTTCTCGTCGGTGAACACGCTTGGCGGAGTAGACCATGACCAGGCACGACGGTAGTAAGGGCGGAAGGGTGGGTGGTGGTAATTCATAATCTACTCAAATGCGTGTTCGTGTTCATTATACCGGAATTAAAATCTCCACACACCCCCGCAAGAACAGCAGCGACCCAACCTGCGGGAGTCGGTTTAGATCGGGTTTGACGGCTACGTCTTCGCCGGTTTCGGGGCCAACGCGGATAAGGTGGAACGCACCCTTCCACGTCTTGTGAACTCGGTACACCTCGCCCGTAGGCAAGTGCTTAACGTGCGACATTGCCGCGATGGACTCCATTAGCGTTTTGACGTGTTCAACATCGTCGGACGCTTTGCCGCCGAAGAGTGATGGCGTGGGTTTAGGTTGCACTGGAATCACCGGGCGTCGCCACCGGGTTACCGTCTGCGTCTTTTACGGGGATGAATCCATAGCCTTTCCCGAGAACGACATACCCCTTGATAATTAAGGGCTGAACCATATCGTGCGCATTATATGACTCACACCGAAAGTCATTCATGATCGGCCCGACGGTAATGGGTTCCTGCCCGTTGGCTAACCATGCATCCAAAATGCACTGCTGTACTTCTCTCTGTCGAAACGTTAACCCTTTCATTGTTTGTTATCCCTCAATGTCTAAAAACGCCCTCACGAATTCCGTCGCCGTTCTAAGGTTGATCGCGTTTCCGTAGGCGCGAAGTCGTCCCACTGTGGAGGAATCGCTTGCAGCCAGCGGGAGTGTGCCGGGTTCAATCGGGCGCCATTTTTCATCGCGACAGTAGACCCATTCAACAGGATCACCTCCAAGCCGGAGTCGGTCGGGGAACCCGCCAAAGTTGCCACCATCCCGAGGTCGGACAAGGTAATCCCCATTGATGAGCCGTTGGCTACCGCTCTCCGTTTCCGCTGCAAGAACTGTTCCGGTGTTCCTCCTAGTTGGGTTACCGTTGGCGTCGGCCATCCCGCCAACAATGCCGCGCCTTTCAGCGTCATTCCTCCAGTTTGCGCTGGCGTCGGATTGATCGTGTCCTGTGCGCCCTCGTTGACCGTTGGTGTGGGCCAGCCAGTAAGTGCGGGCGCGGATGTTCGCCGCGCCGAAGCCCGCGCTTGGAATTTCAGCGCACCCGAAGGTGTAGCCGATTCCTTCCAAGTCACCGCGTACAAGATCAACCCACTCATCCGCGCCCGTAACTTGCTCGCCAAAGATCGTGTCAGGTCTCTCGTGTTGAATGTGCCAGAACCAGGCTGGCCATAGGTGCCGCTCGTCATCAAACCCGCCTCTTTTGCCTGCGCTGGAGAAAGGTTGGCATGGGCATGATCCCGTCCATACGGGCCATTCGTCCGGCCACCCTGCGTCTTTGAGCGCCCTTGCCCAGATTCCGATTCCGGCGAAGAAGTGACACTGTTGATATCCGCAAAGGTCAGTTGGGACCACATCGCAGATGCTTCGCTCGTCAACAAATCCGCACGGGATTTCGTTGGCGTTGCCAAGGTTTCGCAGCCACTGCCCACAATAGGCGTCAAATTCGTTGTAGTAGATTTCTCCATCGTTGTTCACTTCCCAACCCTCTCAAACCGACCGATAGCCACCACTTGATACCCGTCCTCGTCTCTCAAAACCATCGGGGGACCGTACCAATCACGCTCAATGTAGCCTTTGTTTTCTAGCCGCTTGACTGTAAGCCTCATGTTTGAATGTGCCGCATTGAACTCGTCGGCAATAACCCGGATTGTTGCGAATTGGCCTTGTTTAATGTAGTAGTCCATGATAAACCTAAGCACGGTCCGTTGGTGTTCGGTTAGCCCGTTCACCCGTTCACCCTTCCGCCTCCATGAGCGCGTCATGTTCGCGCCTTTCCAAATTCCAATTAACCCCGTCAATATCCGGGTTAGGCCACGGCCATCCCTTTGTGTAATAGTCCAGCGCCATACTCGCTATCGCTAGCGCTGCCCAGACGTCCTTCGAAATACCTGCGGTCGGTCCGTCCACCTTAACCGTCTTGGTGGTCGGTTTACCCTTGCGGTCGGCCCCGTGGGTGACCCGTTCAACCTTCGCTGGTCCCCATCGGTCCAGCATAGCCTGTCGTACGTTGGCGTCTTTCGCTTTAGGTTGGCCGCAGACGTGGATTACGACTTGTTTGCGACCTAAGAACCGTAAACCGTCCTCGCCCCACTCACGGGCGAACATTCCTGTCCAGAAAACGGTACGAAAAACTTCCTGCCCCACCGCCATACCGTAGGACCGAACCTCTTCGATTACGCAGATTGAATCGCGCCTACCCTTTATGCTTTCAATGATCGGTAGCATGTCCGCGTTTAGCACTTTCCCGAACTGTTCTATTATCTCGTCTACGAGAAGAACGTAAGCACTTTCCGTGGTACCAGGGTCTATCGCGAGGATTGTCACTTATCCCCAACCGCCGCAACCGATTCCCACGCCACTCCAAGCCGACGGGCAATTTCGGAGTCTGTAACCCCCTGCGCCCGTAGTTCAAGGATTGTGGCACGGTCGGACTCTTTGGCCCACGGGTAGCGCTGCATCTTGCGAACGCTTGCGATGTCGTCAATGTATGCGGGTTTCATTATTGTTCGGCTCCCCCGTCACCACCCGCCAAAATCTCTTTAAGGTAGCAGATAGGACAGTTCCTCGCGTGCGCCACCGCGATCATTGCCCCGCAGCCGGGGCATTCAACGTATTCTCGGTCGGGGTCAGTTGTTTTAACGTTGGTCATTGGTCCTCACTTGGAAAATTTTGCTTTGCAAATTCTCCATGAAACGGTGCTTGCCGCCGCATACCCTTTACACGTCAAGTGCCAACGACGACCCGATAACTTCGGCATATCGTCCGCGTCTACGATCACCTTTTCACCTGTTTTTAATGTAATGATACAAGTTTCCATAATCAATCGTCTTGGAAAGGATCGTACTCTTCCTTTTGCGATTTAGCTGTTTGACGCGATGCCGTTCGCGTAGCTGGTTTCGCCGCCCCTTCGCCGTCATCCCTCGGTCGATCCAAGCTCTTAACGTTATCCGCCGAGACTTCCCAAACCTCGCGCGATACTCCGTCCTTGTCGGTGTATTTTCGGCTTTCGATCCGCCCGTCAACCGCAACCAGTCGGCCTTTCGTGAGGTAGGTAGTAACGAACTCCACCGTCTGACCCCACACCTTGACGTTGAAGAAATCGGCGGTCGGTTCGTTCGGGTCGGTCGGTTTGCGGCCCTTGTCCACGGCGATTGAGAACGTCGCGTAGGCTTTGCCGGTCTGGGTGCTTTTCGATTCTGGGTCGCGGGCGAGGCGACCGATGAGTACGATTCGGTTAAACATTTGGTTCCTCCGTGGTGGCTTCTGACGTAAGTTTCTGTAGCATGGCGACGTAAGCGTATCCGCCCAAAGTCGCGTCTTCAAGTGCGCCGTGAATGCCGGTTGACCGGCTAAGCTCAACCCGGTGCAAAACTGAATTCAAGTCGTGCTTCGTGGCGTCGGGCCAAACGTGCCTTGACAGTAGTTTCGTGCATCCCCACGGACCAAGTAGGGGGTTAACCTTAACGCGGTTGGTTCCGTCTGCGTAGAAACCTAGGTCAAACTCCGCGTTATGCGCCCATACGGGCAGGTAGCGACCGTCGGTAATCTCGTTCAGCCACCGCGTCAGCGACTTGTAAACCTCCAGTTCGTCGAGACCTTCGGACTCAAGCCGCTCCAACGACATCCCGTTGATTTTGAACGCGTCCAAACAGTAGCCGCGACTTCCCACGGGTTTGATGAAGTGCGAGAACGATTTGACCAGTTGACCGCCGTTGAAGTAGGCGACGGCAAGTGACGCGGGACCGTGAGCGTAGGGTTTAAGCCCTCCGGTTTCGTAGTCCAGGAAAAGGAAAGGATTGTCGGGGTTCATTACTTGAGTAGCTCCATAGGGTCAATCGCGTCGGCGTCTTCGTCGTCTTGCGTGGGTTTTGGTTCGGCTCTCGGAAGGTCTGGGCAACCGTAACTCACCCATTCCAGCGCGGTCGCCATGTCCTTGATGTCCCCGGCGTTGGCTTTCTTGAGCATTGCAACCGGGTCAAAACCGTCGGCCTTACAAGCGTCCGAGAACTCTACCCAATGTTCCGGCTCAAACCCCCACGACTTGCGAATAGCGATTAGGTCTTTGTCTGCCTTGGGTCGCGGCTGGTCCTGAACGCCACCACGCACGGGTTCCGGTTCTCGTTGGGTCGGTGGCACGTAAACTTCTTCGTCGTCCGCAGACTGTAACCAGTTTAGGAACGTCTTGCCTGTGTCCGGCGTGATCTTGAAAATTCGCTCTCCAAACAACCCGGTTCGGTCCTTGGTTTGTTGCGCGTTGTGGACTTGGTCAATCTGAAACACGACCGTAAACTCATATTCAACGTCGGGTTCCTGAATCGCTGCAAGACCGACCTTTTGAACCTTGCCGCCCTCCTGGGAATAATCAGTTTTGGCCCGCATACACGCGATAACGTGAATTCGACTTTGAAGAATGGCGTTCTTAAGTTCGTCGGCTTCGGTCTTGACTGGCCCCCAGTTCGCGTACGAGTTCTGCTTGCCGCCGCGAGCGTCTAGCTTTTCCTTCTTGTCTAGCAGGTACTTCCATGCGTGAGAAAAGGAATCAATGATAATGACAGCGTAACCCTGCTCTTCGGCTTGCTTAATCGCCGCAATGTACTTCTCCGGGGCAAATGGCGGCTCAATGTCCGCGACGTCGAATTCCGTGACGTGCGAGTACAGTGACGACGAACCATTCTCGGTATCAATTACCGCGATCTGACCGCCGTTTGCTAACCCTTTGGCAAGTTCCAGCGCCGAACGCGTTTTACCGCTACCAGACGCTCCCATCAATCCAATCTTTAGGAATACGCGTTTCCTGCTTGCTTTCTTAAATAATCCCATCTCTCTTTACTTACCTCCCGTCTTCTTCGCCGCCACGTACCTACCGTGATAGTTGGTGGCTAACGCTCGAATTTCTGCGAGCGTGATCTCGTTTCCCAAAATTGCCGCTCGTACTTGGGCGGTGACTTGCCAAGCCGTAGTCGGACTAACTCCAAACGTAGCTGCGATTTCAGCTACACTCCGATGCGCGATGCCCCGTAGTTTGGAGTTCGCATCCATTTCAAGGTAAAGCGCCGCGTTTCGATACCGCAGGTCTTGTGACTTCATACACCGACACTATACACGACCCGGGGCGAAAATCAACCGGAAATTTCTACAAAAAAATCTACAAAAATCTCTACCGTTTGTGGCGCGGTTCATGTATTATGTTTGTGCGGCCCGAGAGAGGTTGCACGAGATAAAGACGATGTGCCCCTACTACCTTGAATACGACGACCCCGACGACCACGGGAACTGTTTTTGCGACTATGCTACCGGAACGATGTGCGACGAGTGCGCGGAACGGGGCAACTACACGGGAGAAATCTAAGACTATGGATGAATTGAAGATTGACAAGGGAATTCCAATGCCAGCACGAAGTACGGGAGCGGCGGCGGTTTTTCGGAAACTGGAAATTGGCGACAGCGTGTTTTCAACTGAATGGAACCGGGCCGGGTTGTTTAACCAGGCAAAACAAGTTGGAATCAAAATCACGATGCGATCCGTTACGGAAGACGGCGTTAAGGGTGTTCGCGTTTGGCGGGTGGAGTGATGCCTATTACCCTTACCAACAACCAAGCCGAAGAAATCCTTCGGCAACTTCTTGACCCTAACGGCGAATCGTTGTTTCATAAGTATTGTTCAGCCCGCGACGCCCGCGAAACGGAGTTATCCGAATTGCTTCGTAGCAAGAGCAAAACCGCTAACGCCCAAACGGAAACCATTGCCCTACTCCAAGCCGACATCGCGGACCTGCGGGAACGGTTAGCGGGGAAGGGGGAAGCGTGAGCAACCCCCGCATCATGCCTAAGTTCTGGCACGACCAGGCGACGCCGCCGGTGGTTCGATTCCTTCGCCGTGTAGCCGCAAACGTCTTGGCGCTAGTGACGATTCTGGCCTGCGTGAAAGCGACCAGCGAGTCGTTTAAGGACGGTTGCTGATGGACATCGCGCCAACGTTTGCCCTGTTTATGGTGGTTTTGGTCATGGCTGTTGCGTTTGTCAACTGGGCCATCGCGACCGTTCAGAAGAACAAGGACGGCCAACCGTGACCCGCCACGTCTGGCGCGAATGGCTCGCCCCGGCCCTGATCATCGTCGCCTTCGCCGCTGCATGCGCGGTTTGCGCCAAGCTCGCCCCGGGTTGCGTGGAGTGGAGCGCCGACTTCTATCACTGGTGAAATAACTATGAGCCAAGCATTTATTGAATTGAAAATTGCCGCCGACGTTGAGCGGAAAAAGGAACAAGCCGCCATCGACGCCGCGAAGGAGGCGGAGGGAGCATGAAGCGCCTAGCGTTCACCCCTCAGATGGCCAACGCAGTGCGTGATCGCATCAAAACTTGGACCACGCGAAAAGAGTCGTGCCCGATCACCTTAGGCGACGTGTTCGCTGGAGTCGAAGCCAAGGACGGGAAGCCCGCATTCTACACGCCGGTGGCTGACGCGTTCGCCACCCTGCGATGCACCGAGATTATGTTCCGTTCGCCGAACTCGTTCACCGACGACGAAGCGCGGCGGGAAGGGTTTGAATCCAAGGCTGAATACGTCGCCTACTGGCAAAGTCTCAACAAGACGCTAAGCCCAGACGACACGCAGAAGGTGATCGTGTTCGAGGTTGTGACCCCATGACACACCGATCCCTAACCCGCACGGGCCACTTCACCGACCCGCTGCAAGCCGACCCGACGACGGAGAGTGAACCATGATAAACCCTGCATCCCTAAAACTCATCAAGGAATTTGAAGGGTTTCGCCCCAAACCCTACCGATGCCCCGCCGGGGTATTGACCATCGGCTACGGGCACACTGGCCCCGACGTCAAACCCGGAATGACGATCACCGAGAAACGCGGCGAAGAGTTGCTGGTAGCCGACATTAAGGAAGCTGAAGCCTACATCAAATCTAAGGTGTTCGCCAAGCTAAACGACAATCAGTACGGCGCGTTGGTCTCGCTGGTGTTCAACGTCGGGTCGCTTGGGGACGGTATCCTGGTTGCACTCAACACGCAGAACTTTACGAAAGCCACCGAAACATGGCTCAAGTATTGCAACGTAAACGGAAAGCCTAACGACGGGCTAAAGCGCCGACGAGAAGCCGAGGTGGCGTTGTTTAATACGACGGTGAAGAAGGATAAGACATGAAACCAGTAACCGGCAACATGCGAGAAAAGCGAATGACGCGGGTGTACGTTGACTCCACAATGGAAACGACGGTGGCCGACAATGGGCACACGCACAAAATGACCACCACCAAAACGCGCGGGTTCAACTCTCGTGTTACCGCTGCCCGGTGGTTGGCTCGTCGTGAACTTCAACAACGGATCGCGACGGAATACAATCCCCAAAACAACGAGGAGTGGCAAGCGGCGATAATGAAGATATTCCCCGCCGACCCGTGCCCGTATTGGTATTACTCTCAATCGGCATCAAGACAATGGATCACCAACCGCGCGGCGAAGATCGTGGAGGAATGGGGGCAATGAAACTACCAAAATCACAAAGAGCAAAAGAAAAGGCCCAAAATCAAGCAAGAATTGAAGAATCGGAGCGTCGGTGGAAAAGCATGACCACCGAACAACAGGATGAAGAAATCCTGAACGAACGCGTCAAGGCTAAATGGAAAGCGCTGGACATCGAGCTAGCATCGCACGATAAGCAGCCAATTGATACGGTCGTTACGGAAATGTTTACGTCGTCCGAACTGGCATCGCTACCCGAAGCGTTGTTCCCGTTTGTGGTGATCCAGTATCGGGGCAAAACGTTTTTAACGTGCATTGCCAATTACAGAATTTGCGAAAAAGGGTTAGAATGTGGACTCGCGGTGCAAAACCCAGACGGGTTGTTTTTGGCGGCTTACGATCTGGACGGGAAACCGTGGCCTTGCGAAGATGATCAAGCAGTATGGAAGAAACCCGGCATCTTCTTTCACCAGATTATGAAACCGGGCGTTGCGCCAATGCTTGCCGTTCAACTGGGACAAAGAATAGGGGAACTTTGTCTTTAGGCTATACCTGAAGCCCCATGACCCCCGTTAGATTCCAGACCCAACTTGACATCAAGACCGAACGCGGTCGCGTCGTACCCGCCGGGTCTAGCGGGTATATACTAGCCTATTGCCGCAACCGAAAAGGCATCGCGCACGTCCGGTTTGACGGAATGCCACCCAAAGAAACCGTACTGGTGATGATGCGACAGCTATTCAATCCGAGAGAAAAACAAAAACCTTATGACAATTAGAGAAGTAACCGCCGCCTACCTGTCCCTGAAACTGATCGAAAAACTGGAAACGACGTCCGAGCTAAAGGTACATACCCTAACGTTCGACGTGGTTGACGGCATCATTCAGTTCATCCGCAACGAATTCAAGTTCGCCGAAGGATTTATCGGGTTCAACGAATCGTCGTGTAACCACAACCAACTAAGCCTCAACTACGCCACCGAAGCGTAAGACTGTACTCGTACACCGATGCCCTGAATGTCAGCCTACTTTGTGCCGCAGGAATTCGGTGTATTCCACCGCTTGCGCAAGCGACGTAAACACGGTGATGAACCGTTCGTCAGTCTCCGTGTAGCGCGGGTCAATAACGATGCCAAACGACGGCGTAGAGTCATCCAGGAAATCGTTCTGTTTGCCGTAATCGTCAAACCGCTTGTAGGTCCCGACGCGCACTGCATGGACCGGTATGCCCGCCACCTTTTGAGTAAGGTAGCCGCTAGTGTGAATATGGCCCGCCACTGCAACGTGGTCCCGGTACTTGAAGAAAAACGACTTCATCGGCCCGTGCGTAGGGTGAAACTGGGAGTGGCCTTTTAGATCGTGCCTAGCGTTGATTCTGACTTCTGCACCACTAGGAAGGGCTAGGGCGATGCGCTGGCCGTGCATGGTGTACACGATGCCCATTGTGCGGGCCGTGTCTGCAGCCCTGTCGAGCGCCCCGCTCCAATGGTCATGATTACCGCCAATGGCCAGCAGCCAAGGCAACTCGGCAAAGAACCATTGAATAAGAACATGACTCTGCGTTACCGTCGTCGTTTGGTTGGCATAAAGCTTTTGCAGCCGACCGACCCAGTTGTTTGTAAAATCGCCGACGCATAGCGAGAACACGTAATCTTTGCCCTTGCAAACATTAATGTCTTCAGTCAGCTTGGAGAAGTCGCACCCGTCGTCGTCAAGGTGCGGATCACCAAAACACGCGATGCAGATAGCGCCGTCAATATTGATCTTAGCTCGAATTAGCGCCGTAGCTTTATCGTGGGTTTCCTTTACGCCAAACTGCTTGAGCTTATACGCGATGATCTCTTCGGCGGATAGCTCACCAGGCGGGAGTTCGGCAATAGTAAACGTCTTGGATGGTTTTGCGTCCTCTCGCGACTGGGGTAAACCCTTAGCGGCGATAACGCGGGCGGCTTTTTGCCATACCTGATTTTGGGTCCGACCAGGGAAATAGGGCAAGAAATCGTTACCCCGTAATCCCTTTTCAATGAGTTCTTCAATTAGTTCGGTTTCTGATTTTGACCATGCCATGCGGATGCTCCGTTGCGAGGTGAAATAGAAACCGGTTAAATTGTGCGCCTTAGAAGGCCGTGGCGATCCACTTGCCCGTGGAGGAATAGGTGATCATGCCCCGCCCGTTGTTCTTGTTGACAACGGCTACTGAACCGCCGCCCGCCGCTGTGCCGTTAATGGTTTTGTCGGAAGAGCTTACCGAAAGGTTGGATACAAGCGCGTCGCCCTGAACATCGTAAAAGAAAAACGTGTCGCCAATTGATGGGCCGGTCGGAAGCGCCAATGTGTAGGCACCTGCGCCCGTTTTTTCAATTTGCGCTCCACTGGTACTAACAATGGTGCCTGCGCCGCTAAACGCCTGGGTTTTAATTCGCAACAGGCTTTGAATTGATGCAAGGGCGTTAAACGTGGTAGTGGCGGAAAACGTGTTAGCCGCTGACCACGTGTTAGCGTTGGCGAGCATCTGAGCGAGGGTAAGCGTTGGCGACCGCCACTCGGTCCCGGTCCAAACCACCGTTCGGCCGATGCCCGCTACCATTGACACGGTAGCCGCGCCGTCGATGTTGAAACCGTTGCCGGAAAGAGTCCACGCCACCGTAGCCGCGTTTACAATCTTAAACGTCTGGTTGATAACCGGGTTAGCCGGAAGATAGATTGTGGTCGAAGCCGTAGACCCGCTAATAACGACCAACCCGCCGCCGGTTGTGGTGATCTGACGGGTAGAGCCGTTTAACGTGTAGGCTTGCTGAACCGACACTTCAACTAGCGGGGAGTCGGGTTTGCGTCGCTCCGTGGTTCCGCCTTGCGTCGCAACCTGCCCCGAGGTGTAGTTAGTGAACGTACCCGCGCCCGAATTGTCGTCCCACGGGTTAATCTCGAACGCCGTAGAGTTGGCGTTGTACATTGTCGCGCTACCCTCTACCCGGTACTGGGCCATCGGGTTAGCAAACGAATTACACGAATCCACGTACATCGTGGCGTTGGTAAGCGCGTGGAACCCGAAGCCACGGGTCACGCCTTGCGAACACTGCGCCCAACATCCGAGATTCCAAGACGACGTACTTGCATCTGTGTCGGCAAAAATGGGGCCGTAGGAGTGGTCGCCCATGCACATTACACGAATACCGGTAACCCCGTCGTGGTAAGTGAACGCGTTGTTGTTGTCGGTCGTTGCGCCACTTGACGTAGCGTTCAGGATTCCGTTTTGCCACGCGCGACAATTAATTTCGAGGACAGTAGGAGTCGAAGAGTGAGTTACGCTCTTGTGGTAACCAAACCCGTCGCTGGTGTTCTT